ATAATAACTATAAGAGGGAAACATTATGAATATTTTTAAAAAATTATTCTTCGTGATTGTTGTAATATCTACAGTGGCCACTGCCAACGTAGGCGAAATATCTACCAATCCAGAAATAACTCTTACTAGTGTAACAGAATCAGCTACAGCCAATCATGCAGCAGCCGGCAGCACCAAGTCTATGGTTATTGCTGCTCGTAATGCCACCGTAGCAGTATCAACAGATACTGGTTTTGGTTCAGGTTTTTTTGTTACTGATGGTGGTATTTTGGTAACTAATTATCATGTTATCCACGGCGCCGAGAAGATTTTTATATGGTTTTATGATGAAACAATAATGAATCGTTATGAAGCTATTGTTATGGGCATTGACCCAGTGGCAGACTTGGCCATTATACAAGCATTTGTGCCAGAGTACCTACAACCCGTTTCATTTTTAAATATTGAAGGCAACAAAAACGATATTGAAATTACGGATGAAGTATTTGCCATAGGCCATCCAGGTGGCCTAGACTGGACTGTAACGGAGGGCATTGTGAGCCATGCCAACCGAGGATCTCGCAATACTCCATATGTTAGACTTTTACAACATTCTGCTACTATAGCACCAGGGAGTTCAGGTGGACCCCTTATTAATGATGATGGTTTAGTGATTGGAGTAAATACATATGTAGTGGGTGAACACCAGAATTTTGCTTATGCGGTTCGTGGTGATATAGTTTATAAATCTGTTATGGAAATGCTAGCAGTTGGTGAGGCTTTATATCCTGCTATTGGTGTTCGGACTATTAGTTTGAATCCAGCTTCCCGACAACGGCTAATGAAGGAAAACCCAGAGGCTAATATACCAGATACTTTTGGATTAATGGTGTATGATAAGGAAGAAGATTTCTCAGATACAGGGTTGATAAATTTTGATATTATTGTGGCTGTAAATGGTAGGTCAGTTAATAATATTGAGGATATGTCTGATATTATGTTAGATTTGGCGCCAGGTGTTGTTATAAATTTGTTAGTCATCCGCGACAGAACCATGACTAATATAGATTTTACACTGCGATCTGTTGATTTTGATTATATAACCTTTTATGATGAAAAAAATAAAAAAGGCCCGGGCCCAGGACAAAGATAAAATTTGGAGAAAATTTTTATGATGAATTTAATTGATAAAGAAGATGTAATATTGAATAAGGTGTGTACACCTTTTGATTTTAATGATCCGATTATGGATCCTTATGATTTGGTAAAGGAACTACAAGATGTCCGACGAAATAATAATGGTGTCGGACTTGCAGCTTCTCAAGTAGGAATTGATACAAGAGTAATGGTCATCGGCATGGGAGATTTTGTATCAGAGGGAGTAGAGGATTTTGCAAAATGTTTTTTTAATCCTAGTATTGATTGGAGTCAAATGGAAACAGATATTCCTGATAATAAAAAACTTTATATGATAGAAGGATGCTTGACATACCCTCGGTTATTTGTTAAAATAAAGAGAGTGGGTAATATTATTTTGGAATGGTATACAGAAGAAGGGACAAAGTGTTTGGATACTTTTAGTGGAATTACATCAAGAATTGTTCAGCATGAAGTCGACCATTTAAATGGTATTACTTTTAATAAAAGAGCAAATCCTTATCACTTAGATAAAGCGAAAAAGGATTTAAAGAAACGAAATAGATTAATTAATAAACAAATGGACTAGTAAATATGTCATCATATGATATTGATTTTCCACAGTTCGATGCGCTTTCCGATGAGGATCTTATTGGATTGCTCTCATGGACAGAAAAGTGGTCGCCAAAAAGGGTATATGACGTTGCTCATAGCACACTTGATATTGAATTTAATACATTTGAAGAATGGTGTGAAGGTGATTTTAGATTACATAGATTGGCTCGATTAGAACTTATCCGTGCTTGCAAAAAGAATTTTGCGCTAGGAAAAATGTGGCGTTTAAAATGGTTTGTACGAATACATCAGGTTGTTAGGATTTTATCCAAACAATTTATTTTAGCTTTTATTGCGTTTTCGGTTGCTTATTTGTTAATGGGATAACCCTTGACAAGCACTGAAAAATGTGTTATCCTTATAAATACAGGTGTGAGAAATGTCTACGGAGTTTCTTGCATATAAACCTTGCTTAATAATAGGAGGACCTTAAAATGGTAACTACACAAGCACTCGCAAACGTATTCGATCACTTTGATCGAAATCTTTTAACCCCTTACGCTGTTGGCTTTGACCGTGTCTTTGACCGGTTGCAAGATTACACACAGCATCAAATCCAGTCTACTGGCTTCCCACCTTACAACATTCGTAAGGAAGGTGATTATAATTTCACTATTGAGTTAGCTCTTGCTGGTCTCACCAAAGAGGACCTTGAAGTCGAGGTCGCTGATGGTGTTCTCACAGTTAGCACTAAGGCCAAGAAGGAAGAGGCAGAAGGGGCAGAACTTTTACATCGTGGTATTTCATTCCGTCAGTTTAACCGTAAATGGACTCTGGCAGATGACATCGTTGTGAAGGATGCTAAGATGGAAAATGGGATGCTCTTGATTGAACTTGAAAGAGTTATTCCTGAGGAGAAGAAGCCTCGATTATTGACGATTAAATAATTAATCCTTTTTATTATAAACACACACACAGGAGAAATAAAATGAGTGAGAAAAAAACAACTGAAACACAATGGCAGAAATTTGCCGATGCGGCAAAATTGCCACAAGTAACCCTTAATAAGAATGGTTATGAAATTCGTACAGAACTGCTTGGTATGGCCAAGGAATTTGTACAGAATGATTACCATGCAAAATGGGGTCAGTTTGAAACCAGTATCCATACTGAAGATAACGAATATTTGGTAACAAAGGTAGAAATGCCTACGGTACCCGGCGTTGACCAGATTATGGAAACTGCTCAGAAGTTTTATGATTTTGTAAATCAGAAGAAGTAAAACGCTTGTGGGGTGGCGTACGCACGTCCCAGGGTCCACCACTAAATACCTTTCGGAGACCGAGTACGTTCGCCCCACATTTTTTATTGACATTTGTATTAAAATATGAGATAATTATGAATATGAAAGTAACAAAACTTCCAGAAAATAATTACAAGTTTAGTGAAAACAAATCACTAAAGGCGTTGAGAGAATATATTGATAACACCTATGAGTTACATTATTCAGCAAATAAATTTCAAGCGTTGGAGTTTATAGAAGAATGTGGTCATGGTGAAGGATTTTGTATGGGTAACCTTTTGAAGTATGCCCAACGATATGGCCGTAAAGGCGGCAAGAATAAAGACGACCTTATGAAGATTTTACATTATGGAATAATCATGTTACATATACATGAGGAGAGTGAAAATGAAGTTAAGCAGTGAAACGATAGATGTGTTGAAAAACTTTTCAACGGTTAATCAAAATCTTTTGGTTAAAGAAGGTACTAAACTTCGGACCATGTCTACTATGAAAAATATTTTGGCGGAGTCTGAGGTTAAGGAGACTTTTCCTGCAGACTTTGGAATTTATGATTTGAGTGAATTCCTTGGAGTATTAACTTTAGTTGATACGCCAGAATTAAAATTTGATAATGATAGTTATCTTACCGTAAATGGAGGTCAAACAAAAATTAAATATTTTTATTCAGATCCATCTATTCTTACATCACCTCCGGAAGTTTTTAATGTTCCGGAATTAGGTGCAAACATTACTATCAAAGAAAGGAGTTTGAGGGATATTTTGAAAGCCTCTGCAGTAATGCAACTTCCAGATATTATTATTCGGTCAGAAAATTCAAAAACAATTGTTTTGGAAGCTACTGATATTAAAAATACAACATCGAATAATTATACATTGGATTTGGATTTAACACGCGACGGGCCAGAATTTAATTATCATTTTAAAGCTGAAAATTTGAAGATGATTACCGGTGATTATGAACTTTCTGGTTCAAGAGAGGCTGGCGTAAGTCAGTGGGTAGGATCTAAGGCGTCTTATTGGATCGCCATGGAACAACAGAGTGATTAATTATGGCAGAATCGTTTTTATGGGTAGAATCATATAGACCAAAAAGTATTAATGATTGTATTCTTCCAGATTCTATAAAAAATACCTTTCTAGAATTTATTGGGCAGAAGGAGATTCCAAATCTCCTTTTGTCTGGTGGTTCGGGTGTTGGTAAGACAACGGTTGCTCGCGCCTTATGTGAGCAATTAAAATCTGATTACATTATTATTAATGGTTCTGAAGAATCCGGCATTGATGTATTAAGAAATAAAATTAAAACTTTTGCCTCAACTGTATCATTACAAGGTGGTAAGAAAGTTGTAATTTTAGATGAGGCTGATTATCTAAATCCTCAATCAACACAACCTGCACTCCGTGGGTTCATTGAGGAGTTTCACAATAATTGTAGGTTTATTTTTACCTGCAATTTCAAAAACAGAATTATTGAACCGTTACATTCTCGATGCGCTGTCATTGAATTTAAAATCAATGGCAATAAAGCACATCTTGCTGCCCAGTTTATGGGCCGTGTAGAGAAAATTTTAAAGACAGAAAATATTGGATTTGAAGAACCTGTAGTTGCTGAATTAATTATGAAACACTTTCCTGATTTTAGGAGAGTATTAAATGAGCTACAACGATATAGTGTGAGCGGTACGATTGACTCTGGCATTTTGGTAAATATTGCCGAAGTTAATATGAAGTCGCTTATGGAGTATTTAAAAAATAAAGAGTTTGGAAATGTTCGTAAATGGGTAGTTGATAATATAGATAATGATCCCGTTAAAATCTTTCGTAAAGTTTATGAGAAGTTATATGAATATATGGAGCCATCTAGCATTCCGGCTGCAGTTTTGGTTATTGGTAAGTATCAGTATTATAGTGCATTTGTTGCTGATCCGGAAGTGAATCTCCTTGCGTGCTTAACAGAGATAATGACCCAATGCCAATTCAAGTAAGTGAAGAATTGGTTAATGAGGTTTATGAGGAATGGATAGGAAGGGGATTCCCAGACTATCCAAAAGACCTTAAATGGCGTCAGAAGGAGTTTAATAAACTAATTAAGTTCGATAGATCCACTCTTTTTAAACCAAGAACAAAGACTGTGGGTTCTTCTGCCCACGGTCTTTCTTTGGCTTGGAGTTATATGACACATCATTGGGATATTAAATGTGGCACGATGAAAACTCCTATAGAGATTTGGAATGATGAGGAGCATCTGAAGAAAGGTATTAAAAAAATATTATCTGGCACTTTCTTTCCAAAAAGAGAACATCATATGATATCAATTTTGGACATGAGGGCAATGCTCAGTCGGTATTCTGGTACACAGGTCGTTTCTAATTTTAGACCCACAGCAGCCGCCTTATTATATGATAAGTTTATAGAAAAGGAATCTTCCTTATTCGGTACAGATTCTGGAGTTGTTTGGGATATGAGTTGTGGTTATGGAGGTCGTTTGTTGGGCTCTATTACAGCCAATATTAATTATATTGGTACTGATCCATGTACAGAAACTTTTGAGGGACTGAAGGAGATTCGCAATGATTGGGGTAATAAGAAAAGGACGATAGAATTACATAAGCTCGGTAGTGAAGTTTTTAGGCCAGATAAAAACAGTGTAGATTTTTGTTTCACCTCACCACCTTATTTTGATTGGGAGAAATATTCTGATGAAGATACACAATCATATAAGAAGTATGATACTACAGAACTTTGGGTGGAGGAGTTTCTAAGGAAAACAATAGAAAATTGTTATTATGGGTTAAAGCCCGGTTCTATTTTAGCATTGAATGTTGCTGATACAAAGAGAATTAAAAATTTTGAATCTGAAACTGTGCGCCTAGGAAAGGAAACTGGCTTTAAACTTACAGATACTTGGCATCTTCAATTATCTTCACAAACAGGAAAACCCAAACATGAGCCAATTTTCCTTTTTAAAAAATGAAACACGCAACTACAGAAGATTTTGAAAAAGTTAAAGAGATTTTCTATCAATATAGAGATATATTTCCTCACATTAGAACTGATTTTATAAAGCGTGAGATTGCAGCTAATCGTTGTATTTTTGAGAATGGGGTTATTATCACTTATAAGATTTATAAACGTCCCCAGAAAATAGGTACGGTCTTGGCTCTCAAGGATCATTGTTTGCTACAGCAAATAGTTAAGGATAAAAATGATGAGAAAGCAAATGCAGCGAAAACTTTACAATGTTTTTTTGATTACATTAATACATTAGTTTGGTTGTCCGTGCGTAGAGATAATATTGTAGCCAAAAGTTTTTATACAAAGATGGGAATGTCTTTAGTGGGAGAGCACAATTGGTCTAAAGGATCTTTACCAGGTGATGTTTATCTATATAAGAATGAAGGAAGTTTAGTTTGGCTATGAAAAATCAAGAACCTCCATACCAATTAAAACATTATCTTAATGCTATCAATCATCAGAAAATTGATTTGATGGATAGTGAAGATGAATTTTGGGAAAAGAGATACCCTGCCTTTATAGTAAACAAGGCATTATCTTCTTTCCCAGATTGTATTTTGTTTGTTAATGAAATGAATAAAATGCATCACCTTGATAAGAACCTTCAATTTCAATTTTTACTAAATAGTATAAGACCCAAAAAGAGATTTAGTAAGTGGATTAGGTCTAACAAGATTAAAAATCTTGATTATGTTAAAGAGTATTATGGTTATAGTAATGAAAAGGCTAGACAAGCTCTTGATATATTAACTAATGAACAAATTGATTATATAAAAAAAATAATAAGTCGAGGTGGAAAAAATGGAGTTGGTGGAATGGGATCCAGGATTGATGTTAGAAGTCCGCCTAAAGGATCCGGATGATTTTCTAAAAATTCGTGAAACATTATCCCGCATAGGAGTATCTTCTCGCAAAGAGAAGAAGTTATACCAGTCTTGTCATATTCTACACAAACAAGGTCTTTATTTTATAGTGCATTTTAAAGAATTGTTTGCGCTGGATGGAAAGCAAGCAAATTTGTCGCAAAATGATGTAGAGCGCAGAAACGCTATAACAAAATTGTTAGAAGAATGGGACCTTTTAGAGATTGTTGGTATAGCTGAACCGAGAGCACCGTTATCCCAAATAAAGATTTTATCTTTTAGGGAAAAGGACGAGTGGGTCTTGGAAACAAAATATAATATTGGAAAGAAACGTGATGATTAAATTATTGAGAATGCAAAGTGGTGAGGATGTATTAGGAGAATTGTATGAAACTGAAACGAGCTATCGTATAGAGAACCCTGCCGTACTAATGCCTATGCCAGACGGTAGAGGAAATACAATACAGATGGGTATGGTGCCATGGCAGCCTTTTAGTAAAAGTAAAGAATTTTCTATTGCAAAGGATTGGGTAGTAACTGTATCAAACCCCTCCCAAGAAATTGAAGATAACTACCGTAGAGTTTTTGGTTCTGGTATAGCAGTACCACAGCCAAAAGTTTTAATGGGATAATAAATGACAAATTCATTTTCAATGGTTCGTAAAGCCAGAGGAACTTTGGCTGAACAGAAAAAAGAATCAACACCAGCAAAAAAATCTAAAATAGAACTTGTAGTTTTAGGTATAGATGAAGGTGGAGGCACAGTTAATGATATTTTACAGGAAGTCTGTAAGGATCTAGATATAAAATGTACCTCTATTAATGTTCAAGAGGCTTGGATATCTGACCAAGATATTGAGAAAAAAACTTTAACCATTTCAAATTATAATGGTAAAGATGCTAAAGAACATATAAAAACAACTGAAGCTGTTGTATTTGTCCGACGTGGTGCCATTATGGATATGGCAGGACAAGCTTTAACTAGTTTGTTTGAAAGTGCTGGTTGTTTTATGGTAAATGATTTGGAGTCAATGTTATTGTGTGATAACAAAATGGCAACAGCAATTCAATTATCCAGTCATAATATTTCAATTCCTAGAACGTCAGTAGTTAATAATAGAAAAAGTATTGAAGATGCTCATAAACACATTGGTGGAAAATTTCCTGCTATTGTAAAAACTCTAACTGGTACTCAAGGTATTGGTGTTGCTAAAGTTAATGATATGGAGTCAATGGTATCTGTTTGTGAAGCTCTTTGGAAATATAATGCTCCTATTTTAATTCAAGAGTGGTTAGATATAGATTTTGATGTTAGGACTTTAGTTGTTAATAATCGCATTATAGGTTCGGCAAAAAGAATAACTAGTAAGAAAGAATTTAGAAGTAATGTCCATCTAGGTGCGACTACAAAACCATATGTCTTAAAAGATAATGAGAAAGAAGTTATCCTTGCAGCAGCAAGAGCAACGGGTGGTTACATGATGGGTGTAGATCATTGTATAGATGACGGCGAAGTTAAGATTTTAGAATGTAATGGTTCTCCAGGCATTCGATCAAAGTTTGAAGGTTACGATATGATAGAATGGCCTCAGAAAAATATTGGACCGAAAAGCGATAAAGAAATATTTAC